GAAAATGAAACATCAACATAGTTTGATAGTTTGTCGCCTGATTCGGATTCGAAGTCTTTATTGGTCAATCCAAAGAATCTTGAAAGCACTTCTCTACCAGATGAACTAACATACTCTTTTAGCTCGGCTCGGCTGCCTATTCCTCGTTCTCTTATAAATGCGACGAAGTCTTGAAGCTTTTGTTTTCCTTCGTTCAGTGCCTTTGCTCTATCTTCTTCAGAAAGCCCAAAGAATCTATCAGATAGTGTAGTCGCAACAGTAGAATGCTTAGGCTTTTTTTCTTCCGGCTTGAACTGGACCTTTGGAGCAACTTCAGGAACATACTCTATCTTTTCTGGTCGGCGGCGAACAGGAATAACTTTTTTCTGATGAGGCTCTGACTCTTTATAAACATAAACTCTCTTCCCTGTCTTAGAGTCGATGTATTTACGTATGTATTTGTGACCAGGTTTTTCCTCGCCAATCATATCTTTTGTTAGAACTATGTTCATTGACATTTCCCGTATCTTTTAGATTTCTTCTGAGACACAAATAGCGAAGAACCCTGAGTTGATTCAAAAACACTATCTCTGCGTAAAGACATGAAAATCTTTCTAGTAAGCGACGAAATAAGCTGCGAGACACTAAATGAATAGAAGATTCCTATTTCGTATCTATCCCACCTGTCTATTCTTCCATCAGGAGCAGGAAGAACAAACACTCTACGCTGTCGAGGTAGCATTATTCCACCTTGTTTTTAGTAAATAGAATGCCATTATCTGACAACGTAGCTGTTCCGAGTGCTGTTGTGCCATCGTTTTTATGCATAGTTTCTAGAGTGCTAGTCGCAGTTCGCTTGAAAGCCAGATACTGATAGATGAACTCGATTTTCTCCTGAAGGCTTGAAGACGAGCTAGGGAGAACATTTAGCTCGCCCATTACATTATCATCGAATGCTATCACTACACCGTCAGAAACATGGACAGCTTCTTCAATCCAAGGTCCACCAGAGGGAATAGGAGATTCAGCCATGTAAAGACTTTCCAAAGGGTCGCTATCAGGATTTTCAGTCAACATGAGTTTTGTATTAGCGCTCTCAGATGCGACCCATGACAACGAGACAAAATCCCAGTATTGACCCGAGGTGTTCTTCAATCTAGCATAGACTCCAGCATTTCCAAGTCCCTTAGTGGTTCTAACAAAAAATAGCATCTTACCCTCTTACTTCTTTGATAACGTATTCGGCAGGGACAAACACTTCTTTATCATGAGGTACTTCATCCCAAACCTGAAACTGGTATTTCCTTAGATAGCTCCGAGATTTCAATAGATTTCTATTTGTTTTATAGCCAAAAATGTTCGGGTCTGATTGTCCCCACAGTACGATTCCCTTTTTACCTGTCGGGAACAACAAGTGTTGAAGAAAGTTATCAACAGCAATCCAAGTCTCACATCTATCATCAAGAACAAGCTCTTTTATTTCTTTCAAGCTCATGTTTTTCCTGAAATCATCTACTAGCTGTTCTTCTCCGTCGACGCCTATCTGGACAATGGAGTACTCGACTTTTAGAGCATCTATTACTTCTTTCCAATAAGGATAGTTCTTTGCGTTGTATTTACCGTTGCGAAGCTGCTTAGACCAAGGGCTTATTACAATGTATTTCATCATAGCTGACCTTCCAGATGTATTTTCTTGAATGCTTCTAATAGACTTTTCTTCCAGTTATATCGGGTCATAAATTCGTAGACACCTGTCTCTTTACATCCAAATGTTCCAGCTTCACCTAACGGCCTGACAATAACATTTTCAATGTCAAAAAATGGCTCTGGATAAACGCAGAAAATAACTAGCTTTTTGCACGTTTTTAGCAAATCAGGTAAAAGATTCGCAAAGCAGAGATGGTCGCCTAAACCATGAGAGATTGCAATGAATCTATAACCCCATTTTGAAAGTTCTTTTCTAAAAATCTCTTCATCATGCTCCCACAATGACTTATCAGTTTCAGTTCGAATTCCACCTTCGGGATTTCGATAGTGCCATGTTACAGCCGACCTATCAACTAGAAGCTTGTAGCCAGCCTGAAACAGTCTGTGCGTAAAAATAGTTTCCTCGCGATGTGCTACTCGCGAAAGAGACAAATCGTAGTCTACAATGTTGGTTCTATAAAGAAACGAGCTATAGAGGTGCTCAACCTCGATTACGCCTTTTCCTCTCTTCCACTGGATGTTGGGTAAACGATTTACATCCAATAAATTAGTCGCAAAATGTGAACTATTTGCTTCTCCTCCTGGAACGACTACAGAGCCCGCAACAGCTCCGATTCCGTCTTTCATGTGCGAAAAAAGTTTTTCTAAAACATCTGGTTCGGCAATAACGTCGTCATCTAGACGCCATACAAACTCGTATTCAGATGTGTTAGCCATCTGATGAGCAAAGTGCTGCCCTTGATTTCTCGTGAAAGCCACTTCCCATTCTATTCCAACCGATGAAAGATGCGTGAACAAGTATTTGTACGTTGGATTCTCACGAAGGTCTAGATGCTCACCATCATCAAAGATGATTAGCTTGTCGGGCTTCATGGTTTGAGATGCTACTGAAGCAATCGTTAGAGGCAACGTTGTAAAGTATCTATTTTTCGTAGGAATGCAGCACAGAATAGACTTCTTTTTGTTCTTTTTGTATCGTTCTTCAACTGTTTTCATGTTTCGATAGAAGATTGAATCCCAGTCCTCTATGATTGATTTGTCGTGAACAGTTGCTTCGCCCTTATGAAGAATAGGAACAGTACCTATGATGGTTCCGTCACCTCGTCCTGTCATTTCACCCGCGACTTCTAACTCGTAACCAGCTTCTTCAGCTCTAATGCAGAAATCTATGTCTTCACCAGAACCTTTTCCAAAAGATTCATCAAGATAGCCGATTTTGTCAAAGACCTCTCGTTTTATCATTGCACAGAAAAAGATTATGAAGTCTCTATCTAGTGCTTTATTATGCGATTTGATTGGGCCCACTATTCCAACGTTGGGATTTTCGAACTTGTCTAAATGCATTTTTATTACTGTATCTTTAGGCTGTTCCTTCAGAAATGCGTCGTTGTTGAGAAGTAGAATGTATTCACCTTGAGATGCTTTTATTCCTTCGTTATTTGCCTTGGCATATCCAAGAGGCTCGTCGAACCAGAGAAGTTTGAATGGAGCGCCAAGAGATTCGACATAGTCTTTTGTTCCATCTGTGCAACCATTAGCTACAACGATGATTTCTTTGTCATCAAGATTGCAGTATTTTTGAATAGCCTCACAGCACGGTTTCAAACAATCATCGAGATGATTCAACGTGCCGATTACAATAGATACTTTTATCATACAAACTCCTTTATGCTTGTTCGTTATACATTATGTCTGGTCTGAATGTAGGCGTCAGTCCTTTTATGACAAGATTTGTCGCGTTTTTTGCTTCAAAGTTTTTGAATCGACGGTCTATAGGAGTGCTAATAGTATTATTCAGGTGAACAATAAATCTAAAGTGATCTGGAAATGTTGAAACATCTGCATCTAATCTGGCAATGAACGAATTATCGACCCACCCCCCAAACATAATGAAGTTCTTCATCCCATAAGAGCTTTAGAGTATGAAAAACTGTTGATTCGTTTCCAAATAGGGCCACTGGGTCTGAAACAGAACCCGAAGGCTGCAAACCATTTTCAACCTTTTCAACTCTATAACCATCAGCCTGACATGAAATCTCGACAAAGTTTATGTTGTCTGATTCAACTCTAAACAGTATTTCACTTCCAACGCCAAATCCAAGAGTAGGAAGCCTGAACTGAATCTCATGATACCATCCGCAGCGTTTGCTAACGTATCGAGTGTGAATTGCGACATAACCTCCCACCGACGGAGTACCACTGTACGTCAATTCCGAACTAGATTCCGAAAATAAAACACCTGTGATTCCGCCGTACGCTATAGTCCAATTCGAACCTATTGATGAATTGTTGAATGCATCATCTTTTATTCTATTCAGAGTAAAATCGTTCACTATAAGAACCAAATCATCGAATTCATTTATCGAACCAGAATTAGCATTGAAGACGATAAGCGGGCCCGATAAAACACTAAGAGTATCGTAGTGAACTTCTGTGTCGTCGATTCGAACCACTACGCTTGCATCTTGACACACTATTTCGACATCATGAAACGAGGTGCCATACGTAAAATCAACACCAGTGCGCTCATAAATAACATTGTTTACTTTTTCATAAATGTCGATTCTATCATTAGAATAAATACATCCGACAGAAACTCTATTTTCATTGCTACCATCTCTTCTAATCTGAACTTGCCACCGATTGAATGTTCCCGAAACAAATTTGACTCTGAATCTAAGTATAAAATTGTCATAATTCGTCAAAGGAAGATTCCATGTGAGATTTCCATCGCCCGAGTTTTTAACCACTTTACCCGAATCATTTTGAACCGACCAGACACTTTCTGAATCTGTAAATCCTACAGGATCAGTGCCAATAGCGTCATTTTCGAATGTTGCAGAGTATGTGCTCATAACTAGTATTATACCATTTATTTCAATAAAAGTGCTTTAGCTTCATCAAAAGTTATGTTTAGTTTATAGTTTGTCGATAAAGCATTCGCAAATTTGTTGAGTCTTTCTGGAACGTATTTGAGCTGCTCGCAGTACGCTTCAACTTCAAACTTGAGACGCCATTTCTTTGAGCAGAGATAGAGTATTCCGTTTATTCCAAGCCATCTATAAGACTGACGAGAATGCACAAGTTCGTGCTCAATGAGGGCTCGTTCAACCACAGCCTGACGAGTAAGAGGACGAATAAAGATAATAGGTCCTATTGTAACACCATCAGATTGTTTAGAAAACATTCTAAAAACAATCTCGTTATAAAAAATAAACACCGGAAGACATTTATAAACTCGTCGAAACTCCATTATCTTTGCCTTTCCAACACAGATTCCTGTTTGGTTCTATAGTTGTCGATTGTTTTTTGGTCGTGAAATGTCTGAGCTGCCTTGATGACTCTTGCATCCTCATTTGAATAATCATCACCTGGTGATAGACAGTGACGATGATAGGTTTTAGCTATTTCTACACCGTCTTTTATGATGCGAGTTGCCTTGCGGATCTGAATAGTTCCATCTTCTAGTATTTCTATTTTATCTACTACTTGTTCTTCTG